GGAACTAGAACAATAAACTCAAAAAATGTTATCGATTTTGATGGCTCAAATGATTTACTAAAAGCTGCAACCGCATCAAATTGGACATTTTTAAGCAATAGTGGTGGGTCATCTTTCTTTTTGGTAATTTTGTGTGATACAAGTTCTACATTTCAAGTAATATGGAGCACACTTTTTGACCTTAGTTCGTCTTCCGTAGGCACAACTTTTACGAGAAGAACTGACGACAAAACAGATTTATTCGTCAGAAACGGAAATAGCGGTAATGGCGCAATAGGTTCAAATGATCAAGGCACTTTAACAGATGCCACCGCCATTTATTACACAGCTTTGCTATCGCCTAATAATGGCACTACAGCAGATAGAGCAATCAGCAGAGTTAATGGTGGCGCAGAGATAAAGAATAATACATTTACGCAAAGTCCTAGCGCTAGCGTAGCTTCTGAACCTTTACATATTGGAGATTATACTCCTGGCGGCGGTTTAGGTTTTGATGGGGCTATAGGAGAAGTTCTATTTTATGATTCAGTTTTGAGTGCTACTGACCGCGCTAAAAATGAAAGCTACTTGAAGAATAAGTGGGGTCTATAATGTGGTATGAATGGGATACTGAGGCCGATTTCGATAATTGGCATAATGCTTTATGTGAAGAGCTAGGTTATCCATTAACTGGCGTTAATCAAGCAACTGGATTGCCAGATGAATCAGCGGCAAAGACTACTGAATACACTAAATGCTTTGAGGTAGAAGGTAAGTTTATTGCCATAGTAGAAAATCAGTATGCTGAGGGATTACAGACAACTGATTTAAGACGACCTATGCCAGAACAATTTTAGGGTTAGCACAATCCCTCAAGATAATGACGAGACTATGTGCAGCTGGTGTCCAATTACGGGAGCAAATTGATGACGATTATCCTGATCGCGATAGGAAGTCTGACGGCTGGATTGCTGATGCTCGGCACATTGCTAAAGGCAATTCTGACCATATACCAGCAAATGGAATCGTTAGAGCTATAGATATTGATTCTGACCTAGCAGCGCATAAAGAAGAAGCTTATGCGTTGGTTGAGAAAATTCGTAAGTGCGCCAAGAAAGGCGATAAAAGAATTAAATACATTATCTTTGATGGCAAGATTATGAGTCCGATACTCGGTTGGAAGCGGCGTAAATACTCAGGCCCTAATCCGCATCGTTCGCATTTCCATATTAGCTTTACAACTTTGGGAGACAAAGACAGCAGTTATTTTGACCTAGAAGGAGAATCTAATGAGAGACCTAAAAAAGATGGCCGAAAGCTGGGCAAAGACATTCCTAGCGACAGCATTAGCGACTTACCTAGCGGTGGGATTCGACCTCAATGCGATTGCAAATGCCGCTCTAGTGTCAGTCTTGCCTAGCATCATCAACTGGCTAAACCCTAACTACGAGCGCTACGGCAAAGTCCGGTAATGGTTGCAGCTGAATTAGCAACCCTAGTTGCGTCAGTCTTGGGATCAATTGCCCTACTAATTGCTGGCCTTCGCTACATAATTAAATTGGAGAATATTCCAATAGTGTCGCGCCTTGATAAAATGGAGTCTCAGCTAGAATTGGCCCTAGCGAGAGGGGTCAGAAATGGCAACGCGAAAGCGCGTAAGTAAGAAGCCAGTAAAGCGTAAGCGCACTACTAAAGAGACGCCTTTAACAAAGATTGATTTCTGGGCTATTGCAGCCAATGAAGTTTATAAAGCTTGTCGTAGAGCTGGAATGGACGAAGGCACTTCTCTGGCCTTTGCTATGGATCGTAGCTCTTACCCTGATTGGATAGTGCCAGCCGATGACCCAATAAAGAAAATTGGTTGGGAAGATGGCGAGGAAGATAACTAATCTACTTTAGGGAAGTTGAGTTATTCGAGGCTCTCAAGTCGCTTTACCCAGACTTGACGCCCTTATCAGCGACCGACCGAGCAGATGGCATTACTAGCGATTCTTATATCGAGCTCAAATGCCGTAGAACGCACTATGACCGCTTATTGATTGAGAAGAAGAAGTGGGATTATCTGGCCGATATAAGGGCTAGGACGGGCGCTAAGACCCTGTATATCAATGCGACACCTAAGGGCATCTACCAGTTCGACTTAGGGGCTCTAATCGAGCCTGACTGGGTTTTAAAGAGTCTGCCAGTTACAACCGATTTCAGCAACAAAGCCCATTCCGAGAGGCTATGCGGATTTTTAGATATCCGACTCGCCGAGCTATTGCTTGTCTAAATAGATTTAAGCAAATACATTTAACCCGTTAATCCATTTAGGGATTACAGAACGGGAGCAAAATGGTAAATAAAATAGCTCTAATTCGATTTGATTCTCAAGCAGGGGCTTGGACTGATGAGACAAATTGGGTTAAGGGATCAATAATAAGACGATTCGCTAAAGAGCGAATGGGTAAGAAGCAGCTTAGAGGCCGTTTATCTAAGGCTGAAATCTCTGCATATTGGCTAGATAAATATGGGGTGAGTGCAGATGTTTCCTAATTTATCTGATACTCAAGTCTTTGCAATAACAATCGGCGTTCCATTTTTCGGCCTTTACTTATGGGCTCTTTGGAGTTCAGCCAAAGCTAAAGCCTTTAATGAAGGATATAAGAGAGGGAGAGCAAGTGTCCGATACACAGAGATCATTAAGTGATTGGATCAACGATGCTGGTGACACCCTGTTCGACAGGGGGGTTGAATATGGCGACCCGAGGCACAATTTTCTACGCATTTTCAAAATCTGTCAGGCACTCGGTATTCAGCTCCGAGACCCATCTGACTTGGCGCTTATTGCTATCGCGACCAAACTCTCAAGAATGTTGGAAAGTCCAGAGCGCGAAGATTCGTATCTCGATCTCATTGGATATGCCGCTATCTTGGGTCGATGCAGATTTTCTACACCAGAAGATTGGGACGACATTGAGTCTGACTCGCAATCACAATAGCAATCAATACTGCGACTACTGCAAATATCGCTGGGGACAAAATAAGAATGGCTGGGATTTAAGAGCTACAACACCAGCAGTCTGGAAAGTCCAAAGCGAGACACCGCTTCGAAAAGCGCAGGTTAGGTTCTATTGCCAACCTTGCGCTGATGATGCACAGAACTGGCCAGATGGCACATTTTACTCATTAAAAGAACAACTAGAAGATGCGATAAATCAATTCGCAGGGAGAGAGAAGTTAGATGTCGAGTTACCTAGATGATTATGTAAGTGTCCAAGATAGATTAAAGGAGTTTATAAATGCTTACCCAGACTACAGAATTAAAACTCATATATTGGCAGAGTCGCTTGTCGCTAATTGCGATGTCTATATTATTAAAACTGAGTTATACCGGACTGAAGCTGACCTTAACCCTTGGACGACTGGTTTATCCTCTGAGTCTAAGTCAAAGCAATACGCTCTCGAGCTTGCAGAGACTGGATCTTTGGGACGAGCACTTAACCTTGCTGGCTACTTTGCGAAGGTCAATCAAGGGCCAAAGAAGCCAATTGAAACGACTAAGCCAGCGCTTGCGGAATTCATAAAAGAGCAGCGCCCTAATGACCCTGACCCAATTGTTTGGGATGTAACTGCAATAGCTGAGCAATTAGGTGCTGAAGTAATTGATGAATTGCCACTATGTTCCAACGGATGTGGGCCAATGATTCTTAAGCAAGGCACTAAGGAAGGCAAGGAATATAGAGGCTGGGTCTGCCCAGTTCCTAAGTCTGGCCATCCAGCTAAATGGATGCGTATTGGTTCAGATGGGCATTGGGTCTTTCAGAAATGAAGCAAGATGCTCATCCCTTTCAATGCTCAAATTGCCTAGCAGTTACACCGCATATTGAGCTCTATCGGTATGAGACTAGTGATATACCCGAAGCGCCTGAGGAAGTATGGTTGATTGAATGTCAGCGATGCTTCCTTCAGCGCATCATCTATCCATCAGATCGCGTAGCCAGTAAAGAAGATGACATAACCCGTTGCGATAAATGCGGTAATTGGAAGATGAAATCGGGTAAGTGTCGAATATGTCGATTAGCAGCTGGTTTCGAGCAAATTAGCGTAAAATACTGGACAGGCAACGCAACTATTGAAAGGCCCTACGACGATGGCAAAGCCCCACTCTATTAGATATATCCGTCAGCTAATGGAATGGGGTTTTGACAAGGAGTTTATTGCTAAGGATTGTGGGATCAATATCCACTCGTTAGAAGTTAGATTAAACAGAGCAAAGAAAAGGGAGCAAAGAGATGGGAATCAAGGAACTGAGTCTGGAACTAGCAGCGGTGAGTCTGATAGCTGATGAGGCTAAGAAGGCCAAGGATAGGCTAAGAGCTGCACTACAGACAGAGATGGACAAGATAGGAGCAGACAGAGTTAAGGCTGAATATGGTGATGATGTAATTGCCTATGTGACTACTAGTAAGCCTAAGTTCAAGTGGGTTATCAAGAACGAGCGCGAATTCGTCAAATGGGTAAAGAGCAATATATCTAGTGAGATAGTTGAGACAGTAAGAGAATCATCTCGCGATGCGATACTGGATAAGTTCCACTATATCAATGGCGATGATGTTATTGATCCAAATGGTGAAAGAGTTGAATGGCTAGAAGGCACAATAGCTGAGCCCTATCTAGTTACTAAGTTCCATAGCGATGGCAGGGAAAGGCTAAAAGACGCCTTTCAATCAGGCCAGTTAGAGTTTAAGAAGATATGGGAGTTAGAATGAAAGATGACATATACCCAATATGGAGAGATATAGATGACCATATTGATATGCCTGATGGGGTTGATTTCTAGTAAATACTAATAAAACTTGTCCATATAGTGAGATAAGAGGTAAGTCAATGCGTAAGATATTTGACAGAGGCATTACCATAACGCCAAAGCGCGGGCGCATAGCTGGCCCTTCAGCGAAGGTTAGGACAGCCTATTGCC